ACATGAAAAACAGGCGTCTGAGTTTATTCTCAGCCACAAAACAAGGAGCAAGACAACAAAGTCAATAGCAACGATGAACTACATCTCCACCCAAGTGAGAAATGAATTGGTCATCATACTAAGAGTCTTCGAACGGAGACATTACCGGTTTGTTTCAGCCGGGATATTTCGAGGCCACCACAGCCTGTTCCAAAGGAAGACACGAATTTTAAACTGCCGCGAGTTAAACTTAAAATCTGGCAGATCCTACAATAGTTGATGATCCATCATTTATAACACACGACAAGGTAACGGGAGTTCGCACACCGTAAGAGAAGCTTGGGAATTACTTCCTCAAGCCGAGTCCCCTCATCAACTGCTCAGCAGCTGACTTAGAGATGTGAACAGAGCTTTCAAGCTCTGGCCCCTTTTCCTCTTCAAAAGGGGTATCTGGCTCAGACACAATACATTTCTGCAAAGAATCTGAGCCAGTGACAAGTCTTTGTTCAAGCTTATCAAAGCGTTCACACAACGCATCAAAGGCCGACGTGATTTGATTCAACGAAGGCCTAGACGTAAAGGTTGCCCCACCGCTTATCTGAGCAATAAAACAATCAAACGTCCCCGCTGCAAGCGCCGTCAGACCTCCAATAGTCATCAGGTTCGCCGCACCAGTTCCAGGTCCGCTCACAACATGAATCCCAATATATGTCGCAACGTTACTCGAAACAGAATTTCTGTTTGAATTAGCGCTGTCATTCATCAAAAGGGAACCACTAATGTTCGACCCAAGGCTAACAGTCATCCCACCAGTAACAGACCCAGAGGCCTGAAAACAGCAGAGAAACGTGCCAGCAACGGGCATACTAATTGTGGTAGATGTGGAAACACACGGTATTGTAGAACCTGCACGAAGCAGGCCTCCAGATGTGCCAATAAAGGCACTACCAGCAGCAGCTGCAGAAGCAGCTGGTGACTCAACAATGTGCGCGTACAAGGCTTGCTGACCAATCGGCGTTTCTTGTTTACGCCGGATCAGAGTCCATTCATGTTCAACCCACAACTCACCAATAGGCACAGCCTGAGTAGCCACTACAGCCAACCCATTCGTAGCCACTTGGAACAATCCAAGATCATAAAATTTGGCAGTTGAATTCGCAGGAGCCGCTTGATTAGCGGAACTATACACAAAGTATTGATTTAGCGCCATTTGGGCGCCGCCAGATCGATTCCGGCCTTTAGCCTTGTGAACTTCTTGCACATCATGCATGAAGTGGCCAGCAAACGGAGGACCGCTCACTGAACCTTCATAGTTTTCCATTTGGCTCACGTTCGTGAAGCCAGGATCATCAGGATCCATGTTAGTCGCATAAGCGACAATACCAGCACCAGCAACAGCACTAATAGCTGTATACGACTCCCCGCGGTACCAAAACCGCAAAAGGTGACAAATGTACTCCTCATAAGTTGAGGCTATCTGGGAGAAAACGGGAAACAACACAGAGTTGCCCGGATTCAAAAATAGTGACTGCAAAATTGTAAATGCAGCCCCAGGACTAATCAAATCAGCAACTTTTTCAAATCGCCGATTAAAATGATCACGAACCTGATTGGAATTTTTCCAAACCATGCCAGTATTTAGCCCATCAGAAACGGAGGACATAACACCAGGAACAGACTTCGTGGGAGAACCACGGTTTTTCGAACCGTTTGTTTTGGATTTCTTTTTACCCTTTTGTTTTCCAAACATCGCATTAGCCAGCTTTTTCTGCTGAGCTTTCTGCGTCTTTTTAGTTTGGTTACCCATGGTTAAAGAATGAGAGAGAAGGAAGAAGAAGAAGGAAGAGAGTTATGGGTTGCAGATTCAAAATGTGATCTAAGACTTTTTAAAAGGGTGAAGGCCTCGCTTACCAGCGGAGTCCCCTTCAATTCAAGTCCAGCATACAATGCCCAACACCAATCGTTGGATTTATAGATACCATCGATCTCACTCATCGTAAGACCATTGATCTCACCAACTAACTGCTCTTTGTACTCTGGATGTTTCCAGATCCAATCAATGTATTTTTGAATGAAGCTGCGACACTCAAGGTTTGCCCAAGAGTCAATTCGCAAAGCGTACGCTCTCATCAAATGCCAACGAACATCGTCAACAGTTGATCCAAAACGAAGTGAGCACAGAACTCTGTCTGTATCAGGGACCGGCAACCAAATGCCTTGGTCCTCACGAAAACCCTGCGATAGGAACTGAACGTCCTTAAGAGCACGAGGCTCCTCACAGGGGGTTTTGGTGGTAATTCCAATACCAGACCAAATGGGCGCAATAGTTTTCGGGTTGAACCAATCCACACACAGTTGTGAAACCGTGAATGTGTTATCGTCGCCATTTAAGGCAGCTTCAACATTACTCATAAAGTCCTCATAGCTTCCAAACACATCACCTTCGTAATTTCGTTTACTAACATCATCGGTAATCGCTGCCGCATAAGATGCAGCATTGGCTTTCCCAAATTTGTTTTCAACTAATTCAATCCACGCATAGGCAAACAGACGAAATAAAATCATGGTATTATCCACAATAGTATTTGCTGAGCCAGACGGGTTTCCAGTGTGTTTCTGAATAAGCTCACCATTCTCTAAAACGATCACAGAGTGCACTATGTCGTCATACAGGCGTTGAAACCTGAGAGAATTTTCCGCAGTTTTGTGCTCATCGGCCAGCATATCCCAACGTATTTCCATTTGGCCATACATGGCCCGGACAAACAAGCTTGAGTCATATTCTGACTCATCAAGCTCGAAAGCGAAGGGATGAATACCAAGCCGAGCAAAAAGTGCATTCCAACCTTGAAGAAATTTTGAACATCCCACAAAAGACCAAGTCTTACCATGGGATCGATAGAATCGATTATTCATATCGAGACAGAAACGGTTAAGGGCAACTGAATGCTCCACCGGAGAAGCAGTGAAAGTGCGAATCTTATTTTCTAACAACTTTTCCGCTGCACGAAGCTCACGCTTCTGACTACAAGTCCATATAGGTCTCATAGTACGCTCCTCATTCTTTCCTAACATGTTCCAAAACTCACCAAGCATGTGTGTTGGCCCATTGTCTATAAATTCACCTTTTGTGTGAAAATCCAGACTTAACGGATAACCAACGGATGTTCTCCGGTCGCATTCTTTTAAGCAAGTTTCCTCACTAAGAATTTGCGATCCACCCATGTGTCGCATGAAATGCCGACGAGTCCATTCACCAGACAGAGCCCAACTCTTTTCATTGAGTTTTGGTTGCTCTTTGTCATACTTACTAACGCTTTTAAAAGACGCGTTCAGATTGGGAATGACCCCGCGATAAGCTGTTCCTACATCGAGACCTTTCTCGTTGCAGAATTCCTCTAAACTTGTATTGGGTGCCCACTCATCAATGCCTTGTTTAACATAACGTTGCACTTGGCTGACGAAGTCGACATTTCCCCTAACAAAGTAATAGTGGAAATGATTTGATGGTTCCCGTGATATTTCATCAGGATGGATATCTTTCCAATCCAATCCTCCAGACCGACGCCCCACTACTACTCCTTGTTCATATGTTCGATTCTTGAACACTTCCCTGGTTACGTAGTTTTGATACCACTTTTCCCAAAGAGGAACAGGAGGTAATGGGACATCTAGTTTTTCTGGAGAGTACCGGTTGCCACAGATACGATCTGCGGCGTGATGGCGAGAAACAAATTCTCAACTCCACCACGAGTGGCGTTATGGAATCCCACAACCTTGCCTGATTCGGCATCAACCACTGCACCGGAACAATTACCATCTATCGATGACAACTTATACACTCCGACTTTGTGCTTCGTTGTACTAGTTAGACTCATAGAGTCAACTGCGTCCTCCATCCGAATGATTTTCGCGGCATCAAAGCCGATACTACTCGTAAGGAAAGCCTCATCAGAATCATAAGCATACAATGCTACTTTTCGACCAACCACAGGGAAGGCATGATTCATCTGAGGAAACTCTTTCAAAGAGTCCGGACGTGCGAAAAAGAGGAGATCATAAGACAATTTCTTGCCCTCCTTCCTATCTACAGA